TGAAATTTTACTGTTAAAAAGTGTAAATAATCGTTACAGCCTAGAAGAAGTGTTCTTTAGAGAAAAAGCGTTCTTCGAGCGAGGGGTTGAGGCGAGGTACAGAGAGTAGCTCGGCGCAGATTTTGTCTTGAGATGGAAAAGACGTTAGGTCGATGTCAACAAACTTGGAGATGTAAGTGAGGTACTTAGAGCCAATGATGTTGGGCGTCGCGCCTAGGGTGGAGGTGCAGTAGTCGTAGATGTCCTTGCAGACGAGATAGACTCTTCGATGATAGCCACAGTTAGCGTAGGCGATGCCTACGGCTCGGGCGGCGAGTCGTTCGATGGTCCAGCGTCGTTCGGGAAAACAGAGCTGTGCGAGGAGCTTGAATTCGTCACGGATTGGCATGGCGTTGTGAAACGAGTAGCCGAGAAAGTGAGTTCCTTCAAGGGTGGTGGTGATCCTGCTTTTCTTGGAGCTAAGAATAGCGCCGAAGTAGGTGAGAGCTGTTGAAGCGATCTTAGAAAGAAATTCTTCCTTAGAACAGTTCAATATAGTGCTTAAACCGAAAAGGCTATCGTCGCCGAGGGCGAGCATATAGACAATATCGGAGTCGGGGATTCCGAGAGCGAGCAATACCGTGATGAGCATGGTCAGGTTTATCATAGTGTCTAGCACTTGGGTCTGTAGGAGTCCAGATGCTATGGTCGAGTGGGTCCTTTTCCATAAGGAGCCATCGGGTAGACGGATAGGGTTGAATTTTACGGAGGCATTCATCCACTTCCAGAGGCGGTGTAGGCGGATAGGCTTCGTCGTCGTTGATGGGTACGTCTTTGTAGGATGGTAACCGGAGGAGAAGTCCATGTAGGAGAGTAGGATTGTGTGAATGTCGTCGATGATGGTGAAGCGGGCGAGTTTGTCAAACTGGGACCAGTCGAGGGCGAGCCAAAGATTGGGTCTGCGTTTGAGCTGAGAAACTTCATTATAGATGCGGTAGATACCGCCCTTAATGGTTTCGTATCCCCATGCGATCGGAGTAGATCCGAGGCGGAGGAATTTGAAGAAGGTCCAGAGGAGCATGCATTCGATAAAAAGAGTAACTTTCGAGACTCCATGTACCATGCGTACTTTGTCAGGCTCATCAGATTTGACGAGATGACTTCTGGCGTGTGCTGTGTTAGGAAACATGAATTTGTTGCCTTTAGCGCGGCCTTCTTTGATTTGGTGAACCATGGGTCGTACTTGTTGAAATACGTAGTTGTAGCAGTTGTGGAGGTTCATGGAAGCAGAAGAGAGTTTCTGTTCAGCATGAGCTTGTTGAACCATCTGTATCAGAACGGGGTCTGAGACGAAAGGTTGTTCGACGGAGGAGTTCAGAGTCCAGGGGTAGAAGCGGAGGTCGCAGTAATGGACGGGCTTGCATAAGGACGGGGGTTTGAACTTGTCGGCTACGATCTGTAGAGCACGTTTATAGTGCTTGTCTTTGATGACGTTGTGGTCGGGGGTGTCACACCGAAGGAAATCGGCTTGAAGAGCCTCGTCAGTAATGGCGGATCTTCTGTAGGAGAAGACTTCTTGCATTTCTTGGGAGGTGTAGAACTTCTTGACTGCGACCAAACAGATGTTGGGAGGTGAAGGGGAAAGGGATCCACTTTTGAAGGAGAACTCCTTATTGGGAGGCTTCACTTGAACCAGGTTGGTGGGTTGCTTCGAGACGCGCGGCTGAGTGCGCTTCAT